AGCACGTTGCCCTCGGGCTGCGGGTTGAGGTTGTACTCGTTCTTGTCCTGCTTCAGGGCAAGTTCCACCCGCTTCAAAAATGCACCCGACTGGGTGCAGAATTCACGGATCGTGTTGCGGAGTTCGAGGTTGAGTACATTGTCATCAGCCCCCGGCAACCGGGTTCGCAGGGTGTCCATCCAACCATCGAGATTAGCCACCAGCGCCCCCCACCAAGTTGCCTTGCCACTTCTGGATGAATGCCATCGCCCGGCCATCCACTGCGAACTCATCGTCCGCGAATGCCTGTCGGGCAACCATGTAATCGACAATCGACGGGAAGTACATCTCGTCAATCGGGAACGCTTTCGCCATGTCGGCAGTGGTGTCGGTGTAATAGGGGAGGTTGAAGTCCAGCCCGAGGAACAGGTCGGGGCGTAGCCGACGTGTCTCGGCCATCGCTTGGTTCAACCCTTGGATCAGGCGGGCATCGTCAAAGCGAAACGGCGAGCGGGTGTCCTGCAACAGACGCCGCGTCTCGGTAACAGCATCAGATATCGTCCAAGCCATCGAGGTCGCCCAAGTCCGAGTTATCCACGGAAGGAGGCGGAGCGGCCTTTTTACGGGCCGCCCGCTTCTTCACGGGGCCGAGAACACGCCCTCCCTCATCTACCTCGACCAGAACAGCGTCGGGGTAGCCGAGGAAAGGCTCCGTGGCAGGGCGTAATGCCCCCCACGGCATCTTCACGGCCTGTGCCATTACGCAGCCTTGACGATGGCTTCAGCAACGGCGGTTCCCTTCGTCACCTTACGACCGTAGACCTGAAGGCCACGGAGGATGGTGCCGAAGGTGGACTCGCCACGCAGGGTTTCCACCTTGGACATCTGGGATGCGAAGGTGAAGCCCACGCTGTGACCGGCGAAGATGGCGAACTCGCCAGCGGCCAGCGAATCGTGGTTGCCGTCGGGCAGCAGGTTGGACAGGTAGACCGTGAAACGGTCGATGGAACCCAGACGACCGTTACGCAGGATGCTGGAGCCGTCGCCGGTGAGGGCTGCGTCACGCAGTTCCGAACGCTTGATCATCGCAGCCATCCAAGCCGGAATGACCATCCAACGGCCGGTCTCGGGGATGTTCTGCTCGTCCAGCACCTGACCCAGACGGGTAATGACGTCGATGACTTCCGTCTCGCCAGCCTGCGGCGCACGCGGGGTGATCACGAGCGGGGAGGTGGTGACACCAAGGTCCACGTTGCCGGACTTGCGACCGGCCGTCGCGCCCTTGTTGGCGGCATCAGCACCATCCAGCAGCTCGTTGTGGAGCACCTCGGTGTCGATCTGGATTTTCATCTGCTCCGAGGCGTCGTCAGACCACATGGAAAGCTGGTCGAGGTCAGACTGCACTTCCATCACGTCGTCGAGGATCGTGTTGAAGTAGTAGCCCTTGTCGATGAGCAGTTCCACGATGGAGGCGGACGGGCGCTCGAATGCCAGTGCCTGCTCGGCCTCGTAGGCGTTGATGCTGATATCCGGCTGCTGGCGGATCACCACCTTGTCACCATAGGACGAGATTTCGCCCTCGTAGTCGGTGTTGGCGATAGCGGGAATGACCGAGGCGTCGTAGAACTTCTCGATCAGCTTACCTGACCAGATAGTCGGGATGAAAACACCCGTGTACGCAGGGTCCGGATTCGCGGAGCCAGTCGGCCACGGGGTGGCGTTGACGGGATATGCCATGTTGCTACTCCTTCACAAAGTTATCAAAAACGGATTCGCCCTTCCTTTGTGGCCGCAATGATGTCCTGCTCGATGGCACGCTGCTCTTTCTCTTTGCCGCGATACCTACCGTGGTGGACAGCGTTGTAGAACGACTGAATCTCGTCCTGCGACCACATTCGCTTCTGATCCCCTTGAGCTTGAGCCGCGCCACCTCGGGGTTTACCGGGGGCGACCATGGTATCCAGCGTCGGTTTCGGCTGCCGTTCAGGCTGTGCCGGTGGCGCACTCTGGTCCGGTGCTACGGTCTGTTGCTCTCTGAGGAAGGTTTCGAAAAAAGCCGTGACGCGGGCCGCGTCATTGCCTTCGAAAGCCTCCTGAAGAAGCTGACCACGCGGTTTACCCGCGAACAGGTCGGCTTCGTTCAGCCATTGCAGGAATTCTTCACTCGTGTTGATTTCCTGCCAGTTCGACACCTTGGATTGCAGGGTGCCGTAGACGTCGTTGCGAGCCTTGGTCGCATTGTCCTGCTGGAACTGACCCAGCGAGTCCTTCAACGTCTTGTTCTCCCGCTTCAGCATTTCGATCTCGCCTTGGACGGCCTCCCGAGCGGCGCGTTTCATCACGTCGATCAGGTCTTCGCCGTAGTCGGCAATCTCTTCGGGCTTCAGGAGATGTCGCGCCTGCTGCTGGGCAGGCGGCTCGGGTGCGGGCTTTTCCTGTCGCTGGGGGGTCATGTCCTTCAGCGTGGTAAAGGCACCGCGTAATTCTGCCAGTTCCTGACGCATCTGGCGATTCTCTTCCGCAACCTTCTTGTCGATGCCCTCTTTGGTCATCGCACGGTTCTTCCAATACTCCAGCGTCTCCTCTTTCTGAGGTTCAGCGGGCGGCTCGGGCGGCTGCTCGGCCTTGGGGGCTTCAGCGGGCGGCTCGGGCGGCGGCTTGACCACCTCCAAAGGGGGTTCCGGCGGCGTTTCAGCTTTCGGCTCGGGGGTTTTGGGCGGCGTCTCCTCGCCGGCCTTGCCGTAAATCTCTTTGTGGAGCCGTTCCGCTTCAGCGGCTGCCTGTCGCACTTTGCGTGGCTGTGCCATCAATTAACCCTCTGTGGTGAACGCTGGGCGTTCTCTTTGTGCATTTTGAGCGTCTGGGGTGCCTCTGCCACGGCCTTCAGCACGAGGCTCAGTTGGCGGGCTTGTCCCCGCACAACGTCCACCTCGTGGTCTGTTGGCATCATGACCAGCTTTTCCACCAGACTCTCGGCGTCGTCCGCCAACGCAGACAGGAACACCTGAAAGTCAGGGTGTTCCCTGAGATTCACAATGGCCTGACTGAGTTGGGGAGTGAGTTTCATCGTACTCGCAGCGGGTGCGAACCCTGAAGGTTCGGTGCCCCTTTCGGTTCCTGCGGCTCAGGGCGTGAGTCTTTGCCGTACCAGCCGGAAATCTGGCGCTCGACAGCTTCCACCTCGCCATTCTCAACGGTGGCGACACGCTTCATGAAGCTATCGACGTCCTGCTCGATGATCTTCGGGCTGGACCCCTTGCTGGGGCGGCTGCCCGTCTTGCCCTTCTTGGGATACGTGTTTGCCATTACCCTACTCCGAAGTCACTGCGACCCTTGTCGGCGTCGCGGTTGCGCCATGCCTTGCCCAGTTTGGACAGCAGCTTGCGGCCCTTGGACGAATTCCCACCGCCTGCGGAGCTGCCGACACCCGAACGCTCGGACATGCCCTTGCCCGCGTCGTGGCGGGCTTGGCCGCCTCCGCCGGGTGCGGCGCGACCGCGTGACTGGGTGGCGCGGGGTTTGGACGGTGCAGTCGGCTTGGTAGCCGGTGCGGTTGGCTTGGCGGTCGGCTTGGCGGTCGGTGCAGTCGGCTTGGCATCCGCTGCTTTCTGCCGGCGGCTTGCCCCGGCAAGACCTCCTTTTGTGCCCTGACGGCGGGTAAGCTCTGCGCCAGACTGCTTGGGCCGACGGTTGGACGGAGATTCCATAATCTCCGTGGTCATCCGGTCTGCCGCAATCTTGGCTTTTGCCCTACGCTGCTCAGGGGTAAGAGGGAATTTATCAGCCATCACTCACCTCCAATCACTTGTCGTAGTTCGTCTTGGAACCCGACGGAGATGGGTTCAGCGTGACGCCCGCGCCATTGACGCCGAGGTACTTCCGCCCGGCTTCTTTCGCGCCGGCGGTGCGGTCGGAGACGGGGAGCTTGGACTGGTCGCCGGACTTCGCAGCGGTCTTAATTCCGCTCTTCCCGAGACCGGACACACACTCACCACCCATTGCCCCGGTATTTTCCCCCGTGCGAGAGTCATTTTTCAGGAACGACTTGCGGTCTTTTTCGGACGGCGCGGCCGATGCGATCCGCATCCTTTGGCCGCCTTTTGCGTAGCTTTTCATCTAGCATCTCCCTTTTCTTGCTGTATTAGCCACCGCCCTGACGGGACATGGCTTCTGGTGACCTCGTGCGCTGGGCGTTATCCAGTGCGCGGGCCGGGTGAGCGCCGCCGGGGCCGGCCGGCCCGGGTGGTTGCCCCGGTTGGCCGGGACCGCCGCCAGCGGCTTGCTGCATCATGGCTTGCTGCTGTGCCATGCGTGCTTCGAGTTCTTCCGAGGATGGGACGATGGTGCTACCGTCCATGCCGAGGTCTTCCGACAGCTCGCGCAGGATTTCGGCACGGCCTGTCTCGCCGATAATCTGCATATCGACCGGGTTCATGGTCATTTGCAGGAACTCCAATCGCCGCATCCTCTCAGCATCCTTGGCCATAGCGATGTTCACGCCGCGAACGACGATTTTCTCATCCCCGGCTAGTAGACCTGTCGTGTCTGTCAGCATGAGCATGAGGTATAGGTCTTGCAGCAGGGGTTCCATCACGTCGCGGTCGATGGAGGCCGCTACGGACTGCAAAACCTTCGAGGCGTTGCCCATGAGCATACTCAACCCCGACGCGGTGCTCGCGGCACCACCCACCTTCTCGGAACCCGTCAGATATCTGGGAATGCCCGACGTCTCGTCAGCAATGTTCTGCATGGCACCGTAGACGCTCAGCAACTCGTTGGCGTTCGAGCTGGGCTGGAAAAAGTCCACGGGCTTCTCGGAGCTGGATACCGCCAGCGGGTCGTTCATCACGCGCCAGCGTTTCCACGGATACAGCTTGTCGTCGCAGGTCGGCGAGAGGCGGTCTTCGTTGACCACGACCTGCGGCCCCGAGGCGATGGAGAGGTTGTTGACCAGCGAGCGCAGGCAGGCGTTGGCGACCTCTTGCACGTCGCCGATGATGTCCGGCAGGCCGCTGCCGTACAGCGAGCCGGGGACTTTCTCGAAACTGGAGATGTAGTACGGGTGGCGCTTGCGGGGGTTCGGGTTGATCTGGGCCTTGATGACGAACTCGCCAACCACCCACACGGATACGGAGTAGTTCAGCGCGGCGTCGGGGACTTCCGACTCGTCCAGCCCGAAGTCTAGGAGGAGTTGTCCCGGCGCGGTACCGTGGAATTCCAGCCCGTCGATGATCCCCTGCTGGTTTCGGGCCGGGTCTTCTCGCTTCTCCATGTCCGCCCGTTCGGCGTCTGTCGGATCGAGATTTTCGTGGTGTCCCGATTGGTACAGGTCGAGGGCGGCGTGAATCTGCTCGTCGTTGAACCCCGGTACGCCCAGCAGGGACTGCAACTCGGGACGGGTGTAGCGGATACGCTCAATGACCTCCGCTTCGTCGATGAACCCGACCCCCGGCGAGAAGAACAGGTCAAAAGGTGACACCCTGTACCAGTGCATTTTCGGCACTTCGGCGGTCTGGGGGGTGCCATCCACCCACTTCACCTCGACAGAGTTCTGCACCACCGGCCCCTTGATGCAGGCGTAGGGGAAAATCGGCAGGTCGGTGAGAAAGTCTATGAACGCGGTGGTGAAGCCGCCTTCGATGAGGATGTCGTGGAGTTTCTTCTCGGCGCGGGATGCGTGCTGCTCGGCCTGTTTGAACGCGGCCTTGAACGCCGCGTCGAATAACTGCTGCCTTCGTGCCTCGACCGTCTCGGGGTCCACGGGGATGCCACGCTGCTGCATCTCCATCGCTTCCATGACCACGAGTTCGTCAACTTGCGACTGGATGTCCTGAGGAAGTTCAGGGACAGGTGTCGGCGACACCTCCCAGCTTTTCTGCGTACCGAGGAAGATGTCCCGCAGCAGGGCGGTCGCGCCCCGGCACTTGATCGACGTCAGGCGGGCGAAGAC